TATTTGGAAAATTACAATGAAAAATTACTTTAAGAGTGGTTCGTGGAATGTTATTTGTGATCGCTGTTGTAAAAAAATAAAAGCAGAAATAACAAAAACAGATTGGCAAGGTTTTATTGTTTGTCCTGATTGTTATGAACAAAGACATCCACAAGATTTTGTTAAAGCAAAAATAGATAAGATTATAGTACCATATATAAGACCACCATCTGATACTTATATTGTAGTACCTTATATTTTTTATATTGATGAAGGTTATGTTACAGATGGTTATGTATAAGGAGTTTAAATGGCAACAATAGTTACAAGAGCTAGTAAGGGTACTACATTATCATGGGCTGAGATGGATGCTAATCTTACAAATTTAAATAATAAAGTTATTGAAGTTATTTCAGTAAAAGACTTTGGTGCAGTTGGCGATGGAGTAACTGATGACACGGCAGCTATTCAAGCAGCAATTGACGCTGTAACAATAACTGGAGGCACGGTTTATTTTCCGGTTGGAATTTACCGCGTTTCTCAGATTACGTTGAAAAGCTATGTAACACTAAAAGGCGCTCACAAGGAAAACGGTTGGGCGCGTTTGGTTACATATGACAAATCAACCATCATTAAATCTTTAGATAGTTCAGGGGTTTCTCCTGTCAAAATTGAGTCTCCAAGCTCAAATTGGGCAATTGAAGATTTAATCATCGACGCTAACAAAGCAAATCAAACAGCACCTGGCGTTCATTGTATCGAACATCAACGCACTTCCGCTAATACTTCCCCAGGAGGTCTAATTTCTGGTGTCAAATGTGTAAATCCAACAGCATTCGGCTTATATATTATTGCGGCCCACCCATTAGAAATATCCGACTCATTCTTTATGAGTGGAATGTATCTTGGTAAAACTTTCGACACGTTAGTCCGTGGCTGCTCTATTGATGGAACAGATAGCAAACATCCAGTGATTTGGACGGCTCAAAGTGAGCATCTTAGTTTTGTTGGTAATTTCATATTTCGAGGTGAAAGTGTAAGCAGTCAAGTATCTCAAACTTATACTGTTGATACAGGCACCGATAACATCACAGTTAGCGATGGTTCAGCATTTTATGATGGTATGCCAGTTACGTTAGAAACATCTGGGACATATCCTGAAATGACTGCCGCTGCTGGTGGTGTAAATCGCGGTAAAAACACATATCTTGTTAAAAAACTTGGTGGAAATGTTCTTGCGTTATATTGGGCCAATCAAAACGACTCGATTTATGGGTCAAGCACAAAAGTATTGTTTAACACTACCGGCTCAGGCACACAGACTATCACATCAGGCGCTAAAGACATTATTCAAGTAGTCCAAGGAACACATATTAGAATTGCGGACTGTCGTGTAGCTGGTTCCCCAGCGGGTGCTTTGAACATATGGAATTGCACATATGTTCAATATGACAACAATGACCAATGGGCTCTAAACTGGGATAATTCCGCAACTCAACCAGCAATTCGAATAACAGGTTCCGAAAATTGCACAATTTCAAATTGTCAAGCAGGTGACAGCATTCCTCCTGCTGGAAAGACAAGAGTTCGTGAAGCCATTTATGTTGAAGATGACAACAGCGCCCCTGCTGGCGCGCTAATTGTTTCAAAAGGAAATATATTTTCTAACAATGAATATTTGCTGACACAAGGTTTATTTGTAAATGATGTAAGCACCGCCACTTATGAGCAGAGAAATTTGGTAACTGGTTGGGATGGTCAATGGGGCACTTCAACAAATAGAATATACTCACCAACTTTTCGAGCAGAGCCAACTAACTTTTACTACAAAGCATTAACTTCCACGACGACAATTCCCACTTCATCTAATACCTCGTTAAGTTGGACACCTATTACAAAGGGAGACCCTAATGGTCTTGGAACTGGCACAACAATTACGGTTGTAAATTCTGCTAATAGCTTAATCAACGTTTCTGGCAAGGTGGGCATTTCACGCGTTGCTGGTGTCTATTATGTTTTAGTTATGATTTCAATCAATGGAACAGTTCATCGTTTTTACTGGGAACAGCAAGCCAGCGCGACATCGCCGACCTACGCCACTATTCCTTTTAACGTATCGCAAGTTGTTACAGCAAATGCCGCGGTAAATATTCAAGTGTTTCAAAATTCTGGTTCAAGCCTAACTATTGAAACAACAGAAGCATACACTGAATTAGCAATTACAAAGGGTGGAGATTATTTAGCATAATGCTTAAAGTATTATGCGTAATAAATGGGATTGTATCTATCCTAAGCATCAACAAAAATAAAAATAAGGAGCAAGTATGAGTTATTCAATCTCAGGGACATATGGGCCAGAATGAGTTACGTCGAGGTGTATAATGATACAACACAAGCAACTACTTCTACAATTAATTGGTTAATAGATATAGAATTATAAATAATGGATAATATTATTGAAAAACGACAAAATTCTATCAATGTAGAAGAACATCTAAAATCTATAGATGATAAATTAATAGAATTACATACAATATTAACAGATCATATAAATGATGAAAAAGATTTAACACCTGTAGTTAAAGAATTAGTACAAGCTTGGAAAGCTGCTAGTTGGATATTAAATTTTGTTAAATGGATTGGTATTATATCAGGTTCAATAGCAGCTTTCTTTACATTATTAAAAGGACATAAACAATGAGTACTAGTGGATCAACTAATTTCTCTGTTACAAGAGATGATATTATAACTAGAGCTTTAAGTTTATTAGGTGTTACTGCTGCTGGTGGTAGTTATGATCTTACTGATGCTGCATTAGTTCTTAATACTTTAGTTAAAGCTTGGATGGCTGATGGTTTACAATTATGGGCTACTACTTCATATAATGTACCTTTAACTAATGCTATTAATCATTATACAATAGGTTTAGGACAAACTATAAATATACCTAAACCATTAAAGATTATTCAAGCTTTCAATAGAAATACTAGTACTAATATAGATATTCCTATGAGAATAGTTACTCGACAAGAATATAATATGTTAGGTAATAAATCTGTATCAGGTAATCCTATACAATTATATTATAGTCCACAAAGAGTATATGGTGATCTATATGTATTTCCTACACCTACTTCTGTAGAAGCTGCTAGTAATGTTATTGTTATAAATTATCAAAGACCTTTTGAAGATTTTGATACTGGAACAGATGAACCTGATTTTCCTCAAGAATGGTTTGATGCTCTATCTTATGGATTAGCTTGTAGATTAGCTCCTACATATGGTATACCAATAAATGATAGAAAACAATTATGGAATGAAATGACTATAATAAAACAAGAAGCTATGAATTTTGGTTTAGAAGAGGGATCAATGTTTTTTAGTGTTGATAGGAGAACTTGGTAATGAGTAATCATAAAAATAAATCGCAACATAAATTTAAAGTTCTTCCAAAGAGATTTCAGAAATTGGTGAGGAATAAATAATGGATAACGTCTTACCATTAGATCAAATTGCTGATGCTATTAATAGAGCTAAATTAGGAAATCAAAAACATAAAAATGAGATGATGAGGTTGGGTACAAGTGATCCAACTTCATTTAAATCACAATTTGCTACACAGTTAAGTGAACAACAACAACCTTCTGAGTTTTGGGGTGCAGGTAGAAAACTAGCACAAAATCAAAATCCAGATCAAGAGATAAATGATTATGTTGGAGATGCATTACCAACATTAGGAGGTCAAAGATATTATTATGGGAATGTGGATTATTCTGTACCAGAAAATATACAATCTTCTATTACAAATGCTGGCTTCAAACCAACAACTTCTTCTATTAATCCAACCTTATATAATCTATTTGGTAATAATACACCAATAACAAAATTTAGAAACCAAGAATATTATAAAGGTGATATAGATCCAAGTAGAGGTCAAATAGGAATACAAGGTTATAACCAACAAGATTTAGGTGGTGGTCGATATAATATTTTAGATACTACTGGTAATTCTTTAGGTATTGGTTATAAAGGTTTAGAAGATGCTATTAAAGAAATAAATAAGGTAAACAATCCCAATCCTCCTAATTGGGATGCTATACATACTAATAGTCGTATGCTAAGGCCATTTCCAGATGTTTATTCTAATAAATCACCTTATTCTGCTGGTGATTTAGATAAATGGGAAGTACTTGGACAAGTATTATCAGGTTATGCAATACCACATAATCCTACTAGTAATAGACCATCAATAGCTTTATCTGGTAATAATATGTCAGAACAAATATTAGGATTAAATACATTATTTGGATCACAACCAGTAATATATAATAATGAATTAAAAGGTTATATAATGGATCCAACACCAGCAGATGAATCTATGGTAGGTTACAAAGATCCCTATACAGTATTAAGAGAAGATAAAAGTGGAAATACTAGATCTGCGTATGGTCTACAAAGACAATATAATGATATAGATACTTGGAAAAGGTTAACAACTAATATTGATCCTAATCAATTATATGTATCTAAAGAAAATGCTGGTAATTTACCTGGTTGGACAAATGCTGATAATGCACAATACCATCATCAATCTGGTGGTATGTTTCCACAAATAGCACAAGGTTTAGGAGCATTATTACAATTTACACCTTTTGCTCCTGCTGGTCTAGCTCTAAGTACATTATCTTCATTATCTCAAGGTAATCATTTAGGTGGTGTATTAGGAGCTGTTACAGGTGGTTTAGGACAAGCTGGTGTATTTGATAAACTTGGTAACTCTCTTGGTGAATCATTAGGTCTAGGTAAAGATGTTGGTAAATATTTTGTTAAAGGTGGTTTAGGTTCATTATCTACATTAGCTCAAGGTGGTGATTTTAAACAAGCTCTTCTTAGTGGTTTAGGTTCAGGTATAGGTGATTATGCTGGAGAAAATGTTACTGGTGGTTTATCTGATATATTAGGTAAAACAGGATCAAAAATAGCTGGTGCTGGTGTTAGTGGTGCTTTAAAGAGTATCTTTAAAAATGGTAATCCTATTGAGGGTGCTATATCTGGAGGATTATCTTCAGGTTTAGGTGATTTCCTTAGTACTATGACTAATAACACTGGTGAGAATGTTGATTCTAGAAGAGCACAATCCTATAATAATTTAGGAAAAGTAATAACAAATATTGCACGACAACAATATAAACGGAGAAGATAATGGCTACAAGACAAAATGCTCCTGGAGGAATGCAAAAAGTTAAATTACCTTTTTTTGGTTCTCCCTCAAATAGAGGAACCAGTACAGATAAGGATCAACGATTTGTTAATTGTTTTCCTGAATCTAGAAAAACTGAACAAACTGAAATAACAAAAACATGGTTAATAAAAAGACCAGCAGCTATATCATATAAACAATTTAATCTTTATGGTGATCCAGCTAGAGGAGTTATTTTATTTAATGATAAAATGTATGCTGCATATGGTAGTGATTTGTATGAAGATGATCCTTTTGGTGGAGGTGGTACTCCAACATCAGTAATAACATTTACTACTTACACAGGAACAGTAGGTATGGTTCTTGGTAATTCTTCTATTACTGGAGATTATTTATTTGTTTGTGATGGTGTAGAAGGTTGGGTTATAGATAGTACAGGAACAGTAACACAGATAACAGATTTAGATTTTCCAACACCACATATAGCATCTCCTGTATTTTTAGATGGTTATATTATATTAGCTAAAGGTTCAGATTTATATAGTTGTGATGTAGATGATCCTACTGCATGGAATGCCTCTAATTTTGTATCAGCAGAAAGTTTTCCTGATGCTGTAGTAGGATTAGCAAGACAAAATAATCAAATAGTAGCTTTTGGTTCTGGATCAACAGAATTTTTTTATAATGCTGCTAATGCTAGTGGTTCTCCATTTAATAGAAATGAAGCTGCTTTAATACAAATAGGATGTGCATCTAAAGATACTATATGTCAAACTGAAAAATATTGTTCTTTCTTAGGACAATCTAAATCTGGTGGTTATGGTTATTGGATATTAGAGGGATTTCAACCAAGGAAAGTTTCAGATGAATTTGTAGAAAGAGTATTAAATTCAGAAACAACAATAGAAAATACTAAAGGTTATTGTTGTAGAGTATCAGGTCATATGTTTTATATTCTTAATTTATATACAGCAGATAGAACATTTGTTTATGATCCAGATGAAAAATTATGGCATGAATGGACTAGTCTAAATAATAATAAATTTGATATTGATTATTTAACTGATGGTAATGATGGTTTTGTTTATGGTCAATGGAATACTTCAGGTCATGTTGTAAAACTTGATCCAACAGAAGGAGCTGATTCTCCTGATACATTACAAATATATACAATACCAGTAATAATAAGAACTAATAGAATTGATATGGATACTATTAATAGAAAACGATTACATTCTTTAAGAGTATTTATGGATTCATTAACAGATGATTATATGTTAGTTTTAAATATGTTTGATGATGATTATGTTAATACTGTAGGAGGTATTAGTTTCTTTGTTAATAAAAGTACAAATACTGATACAATACCAATTGTTTATAGATTAGGTCAATTTAGACGTAGGGCATTTCAATTTACTTGTTATTCCACAGATCCATCAATAAGATTTGAAGCAATGGAATTATGTTATACTGAAGGAACATCATAATGGCTTTACCACCTCCTCCAATACAAGATAAACCAGGTACTTTTACTTGGTTAGAATGGTATAGACAATTAAGAGAATATGTTTCTACTTCAGGATCAGTACCTTGGTATGTAATTAACTTTGCTGGTTCTAATATAACAGATATAGCATTACGTGATCATGATCACTTACAAAATGTACAAGGTGGTACTGCAGGAGAACATAATCATTTAACAGACGCAGAATTAACACAAATACAAGATAACTTCCATAATTCTACTGCTAGTATTCAAGGTGGAACTATTAATGAATATTATCATTTAACTAATACAGAACATACAGCATTAACTAATTCTGTACAAGGTACTTGGACACCAACATTTACAAATTTAACAGTTGTTCCAGGTACAGGAGCAGCTTCTTATGATGGTAGATATACTAGAATAGGTAGAACAGTATTTTATAAAATTAAAATATCTTGTACAGGAACAGCAACAACATCTTCTACAGCAGGTACTACATATTGTACATTACCTATTGCGGCATCAGAAGATGATACAGTAACAGTATCTAATAAAAATACTCTATTAGGAATAGGAGTAGGTTTTCTTGATGCTACAAATGATCGTTGTTATCCAACATCTTGGACAGCAACAGGGAATACAATAATTATTTCAGGAAAATATGAGGTTTAATATGGATGAAGAATATGGTGACAACTTTTATGTAGATGATGCTGCACAAGGAGCAGAAGGTAATTTCTTTGGTTATGATTTTGATCAATCACAAAATAATTTTGGTCAAGGTCAACAAGAACCTATGACAGATTATAACTATTTTGATTTTAATAGTTCTTTTGGTAATGGTCTACAAGGTTTATTTGGAACAGGTAATGATAGTTTTTTAGGTAATACAGGACAAATGCCTAATTTTGGAGATACTGATTTTAATGAATTTTTACCTCCTACAAATTTACCAAGTAATAATACTCCTTATGGAGATATATTTACTAAATTACTTGGTGGTTTAGGTAATATGTTTAATCCTGAAAATCAAAAAAGAACTTCTTCTGTTTTAGGAGCTTTATTAGAAGGTTATCAAAATAAACAAAATGCAGGTTTAAATAGAAATACAATACAACAAGTACAGCAACAAACTGATCCTTTTGCTTCACAAAGACCTTATTATCAGCAACAATTACAACAATCTGTTGCTAATCCATATAGTCCACAAATAGTAGCAGATCAAGTAGCTGCATTAAAACGAGCACAAGATATTAAAAATGCAGGTGCTGGTCGTAGAAGTAATAGTGCTACAACTGATCCTGAATTATTAAAAGCTATGGCTGATGTAGCAATGAAGTATCAACAAAGTCTATATGGTCCAGCAGGTGTTAATATATCACCTAATACAGCAGGACTTAATGGATTATTAGATGCTAACAAACAAGATACAAGAGGATTTATTAGTCCATTAATGTCAGCATTAGGTTTTAATGTTAATGAAAATGAATTACAAGGTCAAAAAGATCAAGCTTTATCTAACTTTATTAAAGTTATGAGTACAATTAATAAGGGACAATAATATGCCTATTTCTACTGGTTATATTCCTGAATTTGCATTAGGTGCATTATATCAAGGAATGAATGCTTCTAATGCTAATGCTCAATCACAAGAAGATGTATTAAGAGCTTTTTTAGCTAATCAAAGAGAACAAAATACACAACCATTAGATCAAATAATTAAAACTTGGGATGCTACTAAAGCTCAAGGACAATTAAATGATCCTGATTATTTACCTGCTCTTTTAGAAGGTTATAAAGGACAAATGAATTCTCAAATAGCAGCAGGTAAAAAAGCTATGGGTACTGTAGATAGTGATATTGATACTATTAATCAAGATAATAGAAATAAATTATTTATGGGTAAAACTTTAGAAGAGTGGAATAAATTAAGAATGGCTGATGAAGATACACCACAATCTTCTGTAGATACCATTGAACATATTCCTAATCAATGGGGTGGAGAAGGATTACAAAAAGGTTCTAATATATCTTGGAGTGGTCCTAATCCACCTACAAGTTTACATGATTTCAAAGGATGGCGTAGTGGTCCTTTAGGAGATATAAGTAAACAATCAGATATGGTAAAATCTTTTGGGGTAGAATCAGATTCTAATATACCACAACAATCACAAAATAATTTACTTAATAAATTTAAAAGAATTCTTATAGATACTCCAGAACATTTACAAAAGATGGAATTACAAAAGATGTTAGCAGATAATCGTCTAGAAATAAATGCTGGTAGAAATCAATCTTTAATTGAAGCAGCAAAAGTAAGAGCATCACAAATGACTAAAGATCCAAAATTACAATCTGTATTAGCTAATGCTTTATTAATTGTATCTGGATCAATAGAATCTACACCAGAACAATTAGAAGCTGCTAAGAAATTATTAGAAGTAAATACTACAAGAGTTGCTATAGAAAAATCTGCTGCTGTTCAACCAGGAATAGATTTATCACAAACACAAGAGACTGGTAAATATAAGCAACAAGAAACACCATATAGTAGATTTGCACAAAATCCTAGTTCATTATTTAATGAATCACGGAGACAACAAATATTAGGTCAAAAGAAATCAGCACAAGAAGAAAAAGATATTAAAAATGGTGTTATAGCTAAAGGAAATACAAGTTCAGGAAATAAATTTACAGTAGAGAAAGACTAATTATGGGATATAGAGTTAAGTTTGAATCAGGAGAATCAGTTCTTTTTGATAATGAGCCTTCTATACAAGATATAGATGAAGCTGAGAAATATTTTCGTGCTCAAAAATCTACTTCTTTAGTCGATAAAATACCAGATACAGCTCCAGATAATTCAGTACCTAGTAAATATGTAAAAGGTACTGAAAATGATTTATTTCCTAAATATAAAACCCCACCTTCTCTTGGAGAAGCAACACAAGATGTATTAGATGAATTTATTGCAATACCTGATGCTGCTGCAGGAGTAGGTACAGCTCTAACTTCAGGAATGGCTGGTGGTTTATTGGGATTTTTTGGTATAGCAGATCAAAGTTCAGATGTAAGAGAACGTATGTCTGAAGGTGCTAGAAAATTCTCTTGGCAACCAAGAACTGAACTTGGTCAAGAAATTACACAAAAAATTCTAGAACCTACAATGAAATTGTTAGAACCATTACAAGGTCATGTATCAGGTTTTGCTGTAACTCCTATGAAACCTTTAGGTAAAGGTAAAGTATTACCTAAAGTAGAACCAACAATTAAATCTAATATAACAAGTAC